GGCAGCGATCAACAGTTGCCGCAGAACGTTATCCTGGAAACTGTAGCCTGGTTCAATCGCAAGTTCCGTGGCCCACGCAAGGCTGGACGCATGGGCGTTGCGGGGTGGGGATTGAAGCCCTACCCGGTATCGAGCAACATGAAGGATGCGCAGATGATTGAGCTGTGCAATCAGGCACGCTCTGATATCTGTGCGGGGATGCGAACACCCAAGATCCTATTCGGCATGACCGATGCGACATTCGCCAATGCAGCGGAAGCACGCAAGTTCATGGTGGAGAACGTGATCATCCCACGCGGCGAGTACTTCGCCTCTGTGATCAACGCCGACCTTGTGAAACAGATTGACCCGTCTGTGAAGTTCGAGTTCAATCCGAAGGATCTACCGATTCTGCAAGAGGACGCATCCGCACGCTGGGAACGACTGGACAAAGCCGTACAGCGCGGTGTGATCAGTGAGGAGTTCGCACGGGATTCAATGGGCTGGCCGGCTACAGCCGCACCGAAGGTCCAGCCTGTTGTACAGCTTGTCACATCTGAAGACAATGCTCTGCGTGCATGGTTCCGCAAGGCGACCAAGGCCGGGGGCGATGTGGAGTTCATCACTGACGACGTAGACCCTGAGAGACAAGGCCGCATTCATGCTCGACTGGTCACGGCGAAGACACCGGCCGATATTGCCGAGGCGTTCAAGTGATCAGTATCCTTGTCAACGAGGAAGATTATCGGGAGTTGAAGGTAGCTCTCGATAAGACGATGCCCGGCAAACTCGTGACGCCTGAGTTGGACACAATGGGTCGGAATGTCGTGGGCGTAATGCGCCCGTACCCCGCCGGCCCGTATCAGCGCACCGGCCATCTTGGGCAGTCGTGGTACAACGTCATGCACGGCTACACGCTGGATCTTGGCGACACGGCCGACTACTCGGGCTACGTTGTGGGCGACTACCANCGAGTTGTANCACGCNNNNCATGGGTGGAAGCGAGTCTTCGATGTGATCGAGCAGCAACTNAGNGTTATGGTTGACCGCATCGAAAGAAAACTGGAGAGTATCTGGCGATGACACAAACCATGCGATTCCTTGAAGCTGGCACCATTCGCACGCTGTTGGATGGCGACAAGCGCATCCTCGAAGTACTGGCCGCACCGTTCGGCAGCGCCATGCACCGTGATAAGTTGGGGCAGTGGCTCGATTCAACTACAGACTTCATGCTGGAGATCGGCGACAGGCGGCCTGTTCTATATGGTCACGGCAGACACCCCGACGGACGCATGATGTTGAAGACTCCCGTGATCGGCATGATGACCGCTGAGCGCTTTTCACCTGAGGGACTGTGGTCACGGGTTGAGTTGAACAAGACATCATTCGCCGATAAGGCGTGGGCCGCATCATTGGCCGGGCGTGCATGTGCAAGCACGGGTTCTGTCGAGCACATGGCTCGACCGTTGAACCGTCTGGATGGTTCACCCACTCCTGGACTGGTAACTACATGGGCGATTGCAGAGTTGAGCATTGCAGATAGAGCAGAGGGATACATCCCAGTCTCCGACGACGCCGTTGTGCTGCCGTTGAGACTGATCTTTGATGAGTTGAGCATCAATCTACCAGAGGCATTCGAGCAGAATGCGGTGGTTGATCCCACTCCCGCCGAACGACTTACTCGCAACAAGGAGTTTACAATGTCTGAGATTGAAACCGCCGTGCAGGCTGCACTGAAGGCTGAACGTGAAGCGAACGTGGCAAACGAAGCCGCACGTGCCGCCATGCGCACGTCAATTATCGACGAGCTCAAGGGCGACCCGAAGTACCGCAGCGTCTTCAACATCGTTCCCGAGGACAAGTCCAAGGGACGACCCGCCGAGAAGCAAGAGACCTACGCCTACCTGCGTCTGCTCGTCGAAGACGTGAAGCACGCAGGCGAGGTTGGATACCGTGGCCGATACACCCGTGGCCTCGAAGAGTCTGAAGCCGCAGAGCTGGGTGTGCTGGTCCCGAACGACCTGTTCGCTGGGATCTCCGAAGAGCGGGGCAAGTACTCGCTGGTCCGCAAGTCGGGTATGCGAACGTTCACGACCGACAAGCTGACCTTCACCGTCCCTGTTGCAACCGCAATGGCGATTATCCCGACCGTTGCCGAGGAAGGCGCATACGTCGAGAATGCACCGGCGACCGTTGCCAAGACCGTGACGCTCTTGAAGAAGGGCTCACTGGTTACCGTGAGCGAGGAATCGCTGGAAGACATCGATATCCTTGGTCAGTGGATCACGAGCGAAGCTGGCAAGGCGCTGGCGCTGGCTGAGAACGTGACGCTGTACGACCTACTCGCCTCCATCGATGGCGTTGAAGTCGCCACAACCAAGGTGATCCTCGACTCCGAGATACTCACGGCCTACTACGCTCTGGCGCAGGAATACCGTGACAACGCCGTGTGGATCATGAACGATGCGACCATCGGCTACTTGCGTGCGCAACTGATCGCCACGCCTCGTGCCTACGGCGACATCGGCTTCGAGACCCGCATGATGGGCGATAAGCCCGGTGAGTTTTTCATGCAACATCGGGTGTTCAGCAATGCCAACTGGACGAGCATCGCAACCACAACCCAGGACGACTTGAAGGTCATCGACTTCGCTGACCTTGGCGAGTCCGTTGCTTGGGCCGACCGACGTGGCATCTCGATCTTCGTCGATCCGTATACCGTCCGTGCATCCGCTGGACAGGTACAGTTCCTCCCGAGTGCAAGGTTCGCAGGCGTTGTGCTGCGAACGACCGCGCTGAGTGGAATTGATGGACACGAGTAAACCCTAACACCTAGCGGGGGAGGATCTCTGCGGACATCCTCCCCCTATCGAGGTAAGTATGCAATACGCAAATCTGGCAGACCTCAAGGCTTACGGCAACATCACAACGAGCGATGACGACGACGTGCTCGACGTCCTGCTATCTGCTGCCGCTGAGTTGATCAACGGACATTGCGGTCGTGTGTTCCTGATCGCCGCTTCAACCGACCGCACTTTCCGGCGTCGGAATGGCGACTGGGATGGACGGACGTTGTGGTTCGGCGCAGAGTTGGCCGAGTTGGTATCCGTCACGGGAACGCCGACGGTTATCAAGCTGCCGGAGAACGATCCGCCCTACACACGCATGCAGCTCGATCCCGCTGACGTTGTGGGGTGGGCTGACCCAACGGTTGTAAACGGATACTGGGGATACTCAAAGACCCCGCCCGCTGCAATCGTCGAGTGTAGTCTACGTCTGGCGAAGTGGCTATATGATCTGCGGACAACCAAGCCAGTAGACTTCGTCACCGTGACGCCGTTCGGACAGGTCATCGTGCCTGCGACACTGCCGCTCGATGTAGTCATGATGCTGGCGCCGTACCGAAGGCAGGTGATGGTGTGATCACAGACATCATTACCGCTGTTGGAGAGATGGCCATCGGGGACACGGTATGTCGTTACTTGGACACAGCCAAGATGGATGTGGCAGCCGGCGACTTACCCGTAAGGATCATCGTACCGGTCACGGAAGCCGCTGGTGAGTTCGTCGCCATCGGCAACCTGAGCGCCATCGAGTGGCGCATCCACGATGTTCTACTGTATGCCGCCGTCACACAGGGTTCTGGTATCCATCAGTTCACAAGCGAGATGGCAACGTACATCGAGCAATACATAACCGCTCTCAAAGCCAACCGGGTCTTCGCCACAACTGGCGTGCTGGTTGGTTGGGAGTTCCGCATGGGACCTATCGCATGGTCATCCCCTACACCGGATTACTGGGGCGTCGACATCGCCTTGGTGATCGAGGAGCACATATAACATGTTCAACGTCATATCAGTCACCCCCGTGCTATCGCTGGCGGCATACACCGCCAACGATGTAGCCGGCGCACTACTCACGTTCGCTGGTGCAGCCTCCGTGTACGCCAACGAGGGACGCATCCGACGCATCACCGTCATCGATGCCGATAAGGAAAAGGCTGCGGGGAAGATCTACTTCTTCAACGCCGACCCCTCCGCTGCTGCGAAGACGGACGCTGCTGAGTTCCTGCCTGCGGCCGCTGATCTGGCGAAGCTGATCGCCGTCAAGGCAATCGCTGCTGCTGACTTCGTGGACAGCTCAAGCGACAGCGTCGCCGTGTACGAAACCGATATCCCGTTCGTGCTAGCTGCGGGCGGCACAAGTTTGTTCGCTGTGTTCGTGTGTGATGCAACGCCTACATACACCGCTGCGGATGACTTGATCATCAAGCTCGTGATCTCACGATAAGGAGAATGACATGTACCTTCAGGCAAACGAATCTGTCCAACTGGGACTTGAGGCAGTCTATCAAGATGCCGCCGCTCCAACCGTAAGTCTGGACATGGTCGACGACATCAAGTTGACGCCTCACGTCGAGGTCGAGCAACTGATGACGAAGAACGGTCTGACCGCGCCGTCGCAGTCCTACATCAAGAGGCGCTGGTCGGAGTGGAACGTCGGTGGGTTCTTGACGTATGACGTCGCCGTCTATCTGCTCGACGGCATCTTCGGCATCGACGCAAGTGACCCGCACGCCTATCTCGCCTCCATGGATGAGGAAGACCCGACGGCGTGCCAGTCGTTCGTGCTTCAGTATGGGCAGACTGGCGTAGGAATGCGAGCGGCTGGGTTGATGATGGATAAGCTCTCCATCGTCGGCGACGCCAACGGTCCCGTGAAGTTCAATACGCACCTCACTGGACTTGCGGCTATCGACGATGATCCCGAGACCATCGCACTTGCAGCGTCACCGCTTGTACTGGGTGCGCACTCACAGATTTTCCTGGACCCAATAGCTGGGCCACTGGGAACGACCGAGCTTGACATCACGGGCTACTCGTTCGCATGGAACGCAGCACTCCCGAGCCGAGTGCCGGTGTGGTATCTGGGATCAGGAATTGGTCCCGGTGCGCATCGTGCATCAAGATGGGGTGGCAATGTGAACCTCAACCTAGAGATGACGGCCACTGAGTTTACGAGATACATGACTCTGGTGGACGCAATCAACGGTGGCGTTGGACTCGAAGGACGCTTGACATTCACTGGAGTAGAAGTCGCAGATATCCTCACGCTGGACTTCGCCGGCGAACAGTTGGGTGCCCCCGACTTCAGCACTGGCACCGACGGTATCGTCACGCTGGAGTTGAATCTGACTCCGAAGTACTCAGCAGATGCAACCTTCCTGAGTGCTTGGGGTGCAAGCATCGACTACGCTGCATAAACGAGAGGGGGAGTAATCCCCCTCTCTCTACCTGGAGCCATCATGGGTAAAGACGTACGATTTACCATCAAGGGTAAGGATGAGGCGTCTGGCGCCGTCAAGGGCGTCCAGAAGAATGTCGTTTCCTTGAAGGGAACGATGGTGGACTTCAATCAGGGTCTTGAAATTGTCAAGAAAGCATGGGCCGCAATCAAAACCGGGCTTGAGGAGACCGTGGGACAATGGATGCACAACACCATTGCAGCGGGTGATCTTGCTCGCCAGCTTGACATTACGACCGAGGCTGCATCTGCCTTGATTGAATTGTCCGGCGATCTCGGCCTGGATTTGGGATCGCTTGAGATGGCCTTTAAGAAGATGGCGAAAGAGGGGATTGAACCAAGCGTAGAGGGCTTGATCCAAGTCAAACACCTGTTAGAGGCTGCGCCCGATGCTGCGAGTCGGCTTGCATTAGCTCAGGAGCTTTTGGGTAAGTCTGGTGCGGACCTCATCCCGATTTTTGCGCAGCTCAGTGATGAGCAACTACGTAGCTATGTAAGCAATATGTCAGACGCTCAGATAGCTACAGAAGCGGAATATCAACAGGCCCTTCAGCTTAGGGTGGCTCTTGATGAACTCCAAGATGCGGTGTCTTCAGTAGCTTTGACAGTAGGCCAAGACCTCGCTCCAGTACTTATACGGGTGGCGGAGCGTATAAGCGTTGTCAACGATCTTGAACGTCAGGGCATAGACACCCAGAGGATACTCTCACCCGAAACGTCCAAATTCTCCGATGTGATTCATGGCCTGTGGGGGAATCTGTCTAAACTGGCCCCTGTTTTGGTTACGCTGAACTGGTTGTGGAATAGGGGAGCGGAGGCTGGCGCCGAAGCAAGTAAACAGGATGAGCGGGCCGCCCAAGAGCTTGAGCATATGGCTTATGTTCTCAACCACACGGCGAATCCTGCGTTGGACGATCGTCTCAAATCTACCCGGTCCCAACTCTCTACCCAGCAAGAGCTGAATAGAATCAACGCAAAAGCCACAACCGAGAATGATATAATCGTGGCCATTCTGGAGGCAGAAGCGGACGGTCGGTGGGACGTTGTCGACGCACTGCGTCAGCAAATCATCGAACAGAGAAACTTGAACCGTGAGAGAGACGCCGCTATCGCCAAGGAGAAAGAGTGGATTCTGTTCTTGCAGCAAAGCCAAAAGGCAGGGGGCGGCGGCGGCGGAGAGCGAGTCACTGGTGGTGGCGGATGGGGGCCTTGGCAGAAAGACGCCCTGGGTAGAGAGTATCGCTTCAATTCAACCACTGGCGAATACGAAAAAAACTACGCCTCCGGTGGCGTGCTCAATCCCAAGGGATGGAACCTTGTAGGTGATCCAGGACCTAACCAGGAGCTTGTAGGTCCCGGCGGGGTTGTCATTCCGGCCGACTTGACCAAGATCATCCTCGATGCGGGCTTTATGAATTTCACGCCGCATATGAGTGCTGACCCCGGTGAAACATCCGGCGGAGGCGGTGGAGGTGGTTTGGCGGGGAGTGGTTGGGGTAGTGGCGATCCGGGCTATCATAGAGGGGAAGAATATTCATCGTCGGAGACTGGGTTTTGGGGAAGGGATCGAGAGGACAGAGATCGAGCTGAGAGGGCAAGACAAGCACAAGAAGATGCGGACAAGTCACCTGTCAATAAGCGACAGGCAAACACTATGGCTGCTGCAATCGCATCCGCGCTGGGCACAGTCATTGGCGAGAAGTCGGCCCAGGAAAAGATGATTGATGAATTGAAGAACGTTGCGGCCGAAGTCCGTCGCCTTACCAACCAACTACCTGTTGTACTGAAGGACGCGGTGGAACGCCGATGACTATTCTCACTGTCGATCAATACATCCCCGATGAGCCGACTGAGCTTCTGACGAACGGCGACTTTGAAACGCTGGGTACTGACGTTGCCACGAACCTATTCGGCAACCCTGGCTTTGAGACTGCGGGTGCTGGCGGCAATGACATCTTCGCTATCTGGGATGACCAAAAGGGTTCGGGCGTCATTGCAAATGAAACTACCATCGTGCATGGTGGGGGCCACGCTTCAAAGCTGACCTATGGCACCGGATGGGACACTTCCCAGTACAACGCCATATACGATGCAGTGATCGGCGAGACGTATCAATTCACAATCTGGGTGAAAGGTGGTCCGTACTACGTGGCTCTGTCTGATGGCCTTGGGGTTATGGACTTTGACAGTGGCACAGCTTCGGACTGGACTCGGCTCACGGAAACGATCGTCGCAACCCATGCGACCGTCTACTGCCAGCTCACGATTAGTGGTGCGGGTTCGGTATACTACGACGACGCTACTCTAGTCGCAGGTGGAGACTGGTTCGGAACGTGGATAGACCTAGCGGCGACATATATCGACATTGCAGCAGACGCCGCCAACGTACACGGGGGGGTCTATGCGGTGAAGGTGACCGGCGACGGCGGCGCTGGCAGTGTTAGAGTGCGTCAGGATGTTACAGTCATTGCAGAACACACTCACCGTCTGACAGTGTGGACACACGGAGACAATACATACTCGGGCGAATATAGTATCTATGACACGACAAACGCAGCGTGGATCACACCACAAACGACTCTGGGGGTCTATGGTTCAATCTGGATCGAGAAGGAGATCGAATTCGAGACACCGGCCGGATGCGTTGCGATCAGCGTTTTTCTCTATGCTCCTACGTCCGTAGGCTCAGCATGGTTTGATGATGTGTCGCTAGTCGATCTCGATGAGGTGCCCGACGCACACTGGGTGCCGCTTGACGATGTTCTACTCAACCCCAAGCCACAATGGAATCGTGGGTTGCCGGGTGCGGACATCACGGACCTTGTAGCGAACACGGGCATCCTGACGTTTGATCGAGAGGGAGCTGCATATACGCTGGGGCTTCCAGAGGATGCAGAGCTTGGCTTCCATGAAGGAACGAAGATCCGAGCCATGGCGACCACTGGCGAATACTCGACCACTGAGCTTGTCGTCAACGGCGGCTTCGAGGTGTTAGCATGACCGGCCCAAGTATCTCTGGACTGCGAACAGTTACCAACGGACAGACAACCATCTTGACGATGGGTAGTTTCGATCCTGCTGGAGCCGACCTGCTGATTGTTGTGCATGGCTACAGCACCGCTCGCAATGACAGTGAGTTTCGTGAGATCAAATTCGGTACAACAGTTCTCTCGTCAATCACGACGGGATGGTGGTCTGATGCCAAGGTAAGAATCCACTATCTGTATGCTCCGGGCTCGACCGCACAAGATATCCGAGCACGCCTGAACGATGAAGAGTCGCAGTCGCTCATTGCGTTTGTGGTCAACCACTGTCCCCCATCGGACGCGTTCAGGACTCCCGTATCAACCGGCGTTACCGATCCTGTGAACGTTCCTTCGACAGAGATCGACCTTGTGATCTCGGGCATCTGTGCAGAGGGCGGCCCCAACTTAGCTGTAGCAGCTCCACAGGTCCTGCTAGCTTTCCTGGATGAGGTCGGCGATGGTAGCAACGCTCATACGTTGATCCTGTCTCAGCAACCCGCTGCTGCATCCCCCGCAACGTCTACCGTCAGTCAGCACACCGGCGAGGGTGGAGACTACGTACACGTTGGCGTGGCGATCGCTGCACTACCAGCACCTACGGTCACGGATGTTGACCCAGCCACGGGAACGATTGCGGGCGGTACGGCGATCGCGATTACGGGTACGGGATTTGACCTCGGTGCGACTATAGACTTCGACGGAGTGGATGCAACAAGCGTCGTGGTGGTATCTGCAACGTCCATCACATGCGTCTCGCCCGCCGGGGCCGAAGGTGCAGCGGTTGTCACGGTGACGAACCCTGATCTGCAATCGGACACTGGCTCATACACGTACACCGATCCAGGCTGGGCATTCGGTCTATTCTTTGGTTGGTACGATGTCACTACGGGGACCGGGACCATTACGGATGAGGGTGTGACGGTTCACAGTGGGTCACACGCTGCGAAGTTTGTAGCGGACGGTGCGGGCAACGAAGCGTACGTTGTGCAGTATCTTGACGTTCCCGAGGGGGATACGTGCAAAGTTACTGCATGGGTCAAGGGGCCGTACACGGTCGCTATCGTGGATGATGACGGCAACGATTACGTAAACGGTACAGAGGCCAACTGGACTCAGGTCACGGTCGAGCGGGCCATGGGAATTGGCGCGCAGTACATCTACATCGGATGCTTTGCAACTGGGACGCTCTACGTGGACGATGTGACTATCACAACCATCCCCCGTACCCAGATGTTCACGGGGCGAGTCTCTGCAATCCGACCGACGGCTGGCATGTTCGACGAACCACTGGTGGAGGTCACAGCACAGGACTGGATGGGCTATCTAAGCACTCAGGAGCTTGGAGTTTGGCCGATTCTCTATACGAAGAAATTCAACGAAGCTATTTCCACTGTGTTACCCGGCTTCCCGCTCCAACCCGAGGACACAAACTTTGACACTGGCATCGAAGAGTTTGCAGTTGTGTTCAATGCAGACAGTCCGTCATCGAGTATGGCCGCATTCTTTCAGAAGATGGCACGCAATGAGCTGGGCCGAATCTATCTCAACGGTGCGGGTGAATTAATTGTTGAGAACCGATATGCTCGGGCGATACAAGTGACGCCTGCGTTCGTGCTCGACCGTAGCATGACCGAGCTCGACGTGGCGTGGGAGCGGTCTGCTATCAGCAACATCGTCTTCGCACGTGTGTATCCCGCCAAGGTGGACGATGCCGCTACTACGCTGCTGTGGAGTCTGTCGGGTGCACCGAAGATCAAGCATGGCGAGACGCTGGAGATACGGTGCAACTACACCGATCCCTCGACAGGTCAGCAGATCAGTGCTATCGACGTTGTGAACCCGGTCGTCGCACCGTACGTGGAGTTTGGTAGCCGTGGTAACTTCACAGACAACGACATGATTGCATATCTGTCGGTTGTGAATGAGGTCGGGGCTAATGCAATGATCTCTCGGTTCACGAATACCCACCCGACGCAGGACGGATTCTTGAACGACTGGCAGTTGCACGGCCGGGGTGTCTACATTTATGACGGCATCACAGTCGAGACTCGGGACCAGGACGGCATTGATCTCGGCACCGGCGAGAAACGAATGACGATCAACCTGGAGCACATCACCGACCCCAACACGGGCAAGAATTACGCGGCATGGATCAAGGGCTCCGTGTCGAGGTCGAGAGTTGCAGCGGCACGAGTGACGTTCATTGCGGCGACCGATGAGTTGGAAGAGATTGCACTAAATGCCGAGATCTCGCAACGCTTCACGCTGATCGAGGATGCCACCGGAGTCGGTAGAGACTTCTACATCCAGAATCTGCAATACACATTCGATGAGGGCATTCTGGTATGTACAATCTTGGGCGTACCTGATCTATCGGCGAACGTGTTTGTATGGGACCATTCGCGTTACGATAACGAGGACGAAGCCCGTTGGGCGCTATAGGAGATCAATATGTCATTCATCGCACGCACAAAAGATGATCCAGGCGACGTAGGCCGGGCGGCAGATCAGCAGCAGTCGATCGATAACGAAGCCGCTTTGTTTGCAGCGTTGCTCGGACCGGCGACGCCACCGCCTGGTATCGTTCGTCAGTTTGTGAAGAAGCTGAGCATCCCTGATAACTCAGCGACCATTTTCGCAACGATCACAACGACGAATGAAACCGGCGACGTAGACGGCGGTGCGTACTCGGCATACTTCCGAGGATTCGTTGCACACGGCCTGACGACACCGGCCTCGACCGTGCTGGCGTCCAAGGCGTTTAGCGCCGTCTTCACCCGAGTCATGCGGAACACGGGCGTTGGTGCAAACTCTGCCGTGTCCGAGGCTTACGAGACTGCATCGGCGGCCACGGATGCTGCGACGAAAGACGTATCGACCGCGACGGTGACCGTTGCGGAAACGAGTGAGTACGTGCAGTCGCT